ACGCCTACGCCGGAGAAGTCCGGGAGGCCATACAGACCAGGAAGGGAGAGGTCGACAAGGCCGACGCCGCGCTGAAGGAAAGGTGGGGCGGGAACTACGAGCGGAACATCGCCATCGTCGGGCGCACCCTTACCCATGTCGACCCTGAGGGGACTCTGGCGGCGGAGCTCGCGAGCACCGGCCTGGGGAACCACCCCGGGATGATCGACCTGTTTCTGAACTACGGGAAGCTCCTGGTGGAGGATGGTCTGATCGTCGGGGACGTTGCCGGCATCGCTACCCGTGATTCCGCAAAGGCGAAGATCGCGGAGATGCAAGCCGATCCGAAGCACCCGTACCACACCTCGAAATCTGGAGACCATATCTTCGAGGAGTTCAGGAAACTTTTCCAGATCGCATACGACTGACCCCGGGTTACCGCCCGCGGGTCGTTGGATCGCCACGGCGATCGGTGAAGGGGCCCACGAGGCCCCTTTTCTTTTTAGGTCTTGACAGTCTCCCGATGGAGGGATAATAACCAGCGGTTACAGGGACAATCCAGCTCCCGCTGGATCCTTGGCCGCGGACTGGCCCCCCAAGGGGCAAGGCGGATCGGGATCGCCCGGTAATCCTCCGAAGGTTGAAGTAGGGCTCCAACCAACTTTCGTGAGGAGGATTCATCAATGTCCACCCAGATCCCGGTCAGTTTCGTCGAGCAGTACAAAGCCAATCTCTACATCCTCTCCCAGCAAAAGGGAAGCAAGTTCCGCTCCTGCGTCTCGGTCGAGTCGGTCACCGGGCAGTCCGCGTACTTCGAGCGCCTCGGAGCCACGGCGGCCGTTCCCCGGATCACCCGGCACGGCGACACCCCGCTGGTCGACACCCCGCACACCCGTCGGAAGGTCAGCCTCACGCCCTATGAGTGGGCGGATCTGATCGACGACAGCGACAAGGTTCGTCTTCTCATCAACCCCCAGTCCGACTACGCACTCAACGCGGTTAACGCGATGGGGCGGACGATGGACGACCTCATCATTGCGGCCGTAAGCGGGAACGCATACGGTGGCGTGGCGGGCGCGACGGCGATCCCGCTTCCGGTGGGCCAGCAAGTGGCGGCCGGCGCGGCCAACCTCACCCTGGCGAAACTTCTCTCCACGAAGCAAATCCTCGACCAGGCGGAAGTGGATCCTGGGGAGCGTTACCTGGCAGTCAGCCCGGCGATGCTGTCCGCGATCCTCAACGTCGCAGAGTTCAAGTCCTCGGACTACAACACCGTGAAGGCTCTCGTCCGCGGTGAGATCGACACCTTCCTGGGCTTCAAGTGGATCACGACTAACCGCCTTGCGGCCAACTCGACCGCGAACGGCCACCTCGCTCTCGCGTGGCACAAGCGGGCCATGGGCCTGGCTATCGGCGCGGAGATCAAGACCCGCATCAGCGAGCGGGACGACAAGGCGTACAGCACCCAGGTGTACGTCTCCATGGATCTGGGCGCCACCCGCATCGAGGATGAGGGCGTCGTCGAGATCGACTGCATCGGAGGCTAATCCATGGCGGCTGGAAATCTCAAAAGTACGCAGGAAACCAACCGGACTGCCGTTCCGGTTGTCATGGGCGGCCCGAACGAGAAGGGCAAGCTCCGCGCGGCATACTTCTCCGGCACGATCACGGGGACGGATCTCGACATCGGCACGGTCATCGCCCTTGTCCGTCTTCCGGCAGGGGCCAGGGTCTTCGGAGGGTACTGGTACAACAGCGCCGACCTGGGGGTGGCTCTCACGACCCTCAACATCGGAGACGCGACCGTTGCCGACCGCTTCGTAGCGGTTCGCGCCATCGCAGACGCGGTTGACGGTTTCAGCTTCCCGCTAGATGCGGTAACCGGCGGGACTGGCGGGGGGGGCGCGCTTTCGGCGGACACCACCATCCTGGCGTCGAACGCCGGCGGCGTGTTTGTTGCGGCCGGAACCTACAAGGGCTTCATTCTTTACGTTCTCGATTAACCGACCTCTGAAGGAGGATTGATATGGCGGCAGGGAATCTCAAAAGCGATCAGGAAACCAACCGCACGGCCGTCCCGGTCGTGATGGGTGGCAGCAACGAAAAGGGCCGCGTCCATCGTGTGTACTTCAATCACACGGTCGCCGTTGGCGCGGATGTCGACGCCGGCACCAAGGTCGACCTCTGCACCGTCCCGAAGGGGGCCCGCTTCATCGGGGGCTTCTGGTACAACGACGGAACCTGGGCGAACGGCGCGGTCACGATCGAGATCGGTATCAAGGCGGGGACGCCGAACGCCGATCCCGATAAGTTCGCGAAGACGATCGCCTGTGCGGCGGAGAACTTCACCCAGATCCCGAACACCGCGGCCATCGCGGCGACGGCCATCGGGTACGTCTTCCTGCAAGACGAGGTGATCCAGCTCGTGACGGCGGCCGCAGTTATCGCGGCCGGCGGGATCGCGAAGGGCTGGATCGACTACGTCCTCGAGTAGAAACCCGACCTAACCCGGGGCCCTTCGGGGCCCCGGTTTTTCTCTACCTGGAGGATCTGATGGATCTCACGATGGCGTTCGACGAGGTGAAGAGGATTAAGTCGTACCTCGACGCGATCACCGTTTCAGAGGAAACCATGAAGCGGTTCGTCGAGCTCGAGGTGGAAGTACCCGCACTCGAGAAGAAGAAATCCTCCCTTGAGAAAGAGATCGCATCTCTCGGGCCCGCGTATGAGTCCGCGAAGGTGAACCATAAGGAAGCACTTCGAGGCCTCGCGTCGGAGGTCTCCTCCGCTCGGGCAGAGCTCGAGTCGGTGAAGTCAGAGATCAAGGACGCCATCGCGAAGGGCGCGGAAGCGGCCTCGGCGGCCAAGGCGCTCCTGGAGGACGAGAAGAAAAAGGCCGGGGAGTTTCTGGCCGGGGTAGAGAAGGAAGTTTCCGCGGCCGGGTCGAAGCTCGAAGAGATCCAGGCCGCGATCAAAAAGATCACGGGATAGCCCGTGGCTGAAATCGGGATCACCAACACTCCCGTCGACCAGGGGACTGGCGGCTGTAGAGTCCTCACCTGGTTGACCCTCACCCTCGCCAACGATGTCGGCGTAGCCTTCCTGTCCGCCGCGTGGCCGGATAAGACCGTCCACGTCGAGGGCACGTTTGGCGCCGGTGGGGCGGTAGCCATCGAGGGGACGAACGAGGAGAGCCCGACGAACTGGCACACCCTTACGGATCCCCAGGGTAACGACCTCTCTTTCTCCGCTGGAGGAATAAAGACGATCCTTGAAAACACCCGCTGGATCCGGCCGAAGATTTCGTCCGGTGATGGGGCAACCGACATCGACGTCGTGATGATGATCGCAGGGAGGTAGGGGATGGCCACGTTCAATAAGTTCGACTGCTTCGTTGGGGACGTCGGGCTCAAGCTCCATAACCTGAACACCGACACCTTCCGGGTCTATCTGACCAACGAGCCACCCCTCGTGGGCGACACGGGCTACAACAACCCGGCCGATCTTGGCACCGGGAACGGGTACACCGCCGCCGGTGAGGACGTCAACAACACCTACTCGCAGACCGGAGGGCTGGGCACTTTCGGAATCGGGGCGGACATCACCTGGACTGGCTCTGGGGCCGGCTTCGGCCCGTTCCGCTGGGCGGTCTTGTATAACGACACCGCCGCCGGGAAAAACCTCGTCGGCTGGTGGGAGTACCCGACTTCCGCGATCACCGTACTGGCGGGAGAGACGTTCAAGTTTGACATGACGACCTCGCTCTTCACGCTCCAGTAAGGAGACAGCTTGGCGATCTCTTACGTCGGAGGCAGGGGAGCCGGAACCGCGGGGCAGGGCGGCGGATCCGTCGCTATCAGCACCGGCCTTACCGGGGGGAGCGGTGGCGCACCAATAGCGGGTGACCTCGTCCTGGTCACCATCTCCGTTGGGACGGCCGCGCGGCAACCCGCGCTTACGATTGCAACCCCTACCGGGTTCACCGCGCTCACCGCGAACCGAACCACCTCGACTACCTACGACACTAACGTCAGAACCTCCTGGAAGTTCATGACGTCCACCCCCGACACCGCGGTCACGATCCCGGCCTCCGGCAATAACAACGACGGCATCGCCTATGTCATCCAGGTATTCCGCGGGGTCGACACGGCGTCGTTCCCCCAGGTTACCCCCACCTACGCGGTCAATCAGGCGACGGACAACCTTCCAG